CTGAGAGTACCTTACGAGCCTTGGCAACATCTACCTTGATACACTGCATGAACTCTTTGCCATTGGTAGCATTCTTGAACTTGGCAACATTAATACTCACGGTTGGATTAGGACATTTCTGAACATACTCATCATTGTAGAATAGCACCTTACTGTTATTGACAACCATTCGTGCTTCAATCTTGGTTTTGAGTATTGCCTGTTTGGCATTGTAATCAGAGATTGCTCTCTTGTTATCCATGAACTCCTGAACCAACTTAGACAAACGACCTTCTTTTGACTTCAACTCTTGCTTATTCATATTAAAACTCCTTCTTGATAAGATTAAACTACTAATTAAATAAAGTGTATGACAGATGATAATCGAACGACAATAAGATTGCAAGGATAAAATAAAATAAATTTTCAGCCTGATTCTTTTGACTGTACTATCCTCTCATATGCATACTCTTCATCACTATCCAACTTATCAAAATCATCGAAACCATCACACTCCAACATGGTACCATCATATGACCACGTTGCCCACAGGGAGGCTTTGTGGCTATACCTCTTCAACAACTCTTCTGCCTCTTCTCTATTGTACGGATTTATAACAACTCTATAATCAAAACTTGGCATCTCTCTCTCCCTTCTATAAAATATTATCTCGAACTTCTCTCAATGTATTAACTGCTAATTGTACATAAGATACCACATCAACACAATCCATATCCAAGCCGTCCCTGATGATACTCTTGGTCATAAAAGATACTTCTGGATTATCCAAAACAGACTCAACATTCTTTTTTGTCTTCTTGTCACAAAAATCAAAGTTGTTGTTTGGCATTTCGACTCCCTTCTAAATTGTTATTTCTTTAACGTAATTACGTGCCTGTTCAATATGCTTTCTGGCATTCTTATACTCTTGGCATGCTGTGTCAGACTCCCTCTCAATGATATTCAACTGATGGTGTACCTCTGCTAGTAATGCGTTTGCCTCAAGTAGTGCAGTCCTCAGTATGTTGTTTTTGACTACCTCAAGCTTGTCTTCAATCTCATAACTTTTCACGATACTGCCTCCCCTACTTTGTTACCATCGATATCATACAATGGAGTATCATCAATACCAAACGTCTCCCACTTATCAGCAAGTTGACGCAATATCCTTGCTACCTCTCCCTCTGCATTTGAATAATTATCGTCTTCTGTATCAAACGCAGGTGTTGAAGTCTCTATACTAATTTTGATTTTCAACTTATGACTCCCTTCTATAAAATTTAACATCTAAATAATTACTCTCAGGTGCCTCAACACCCTCAAGTGATTACTTATAACTGCTTGAGCATAACGTCCATCAGTGTATTCTTGAAACCAAAATGTCTATCCCTCTCTATGCCTAGCATCCTCTGCTTGCCGATAGACTCCAACTCAGATAGGCTAAAGTACCCTAATTCATTACAATGTCCTCTGACGTAGCCAAAGAACGTGTCCTTGCCATCAAACTCGGTAGCGTACCAAGTGAAGCTCCCCATCGGGTCAAAGAATTTCACAATGACTTTAACGTCCTCTGGTTTTTTGTCTTCATTGCTATATAATTCAGGTAGTTTTTTTGTGATCTCTTTTGTTAATAGTTTCAACTTGTGACTCCCTTCTTGATAGTTTCAAAAATATAAAATGCTCTTGCTACATTGCTATCGTTTGAAACGAAAATACTTTTTTCACCTTCAATCAACTCTGTTCTGTAAAATCTACAATGCTTAAAACCATGTTCTGACTCTTCTATCCTAATCATGGTCAGAGTCAAATTATCCGCTTCAACCTCTTGCATTAAACATCTATCAACTTTCTTAGTGTATGGCATTTGTGACTCCCTTCTATAAAATTATTTACCTGATACAAATTTGGCTACATCTGGATGAATATTTGGTGCCACTACAACAGTGAAACCTAAGCTTTGAATAATTTCTAAGTCTCCCTTCGATAATGTTTTGTTGCTAGTTAAATCACAGAACCGCTTTGCTACCTCATTTGCAGGATAGTGGTACGAATTACCCCAACCAGTGCTTTCCGTTTTAATTTTACATTCATTCAATTCCAATTTTGACTCCCTTCTATAAAGTTTGACAGTGTTTCTTGTTGATAGTTATACTCTTGATACCATGCGACTTTGGTTCTGCAAATTTCACTCTTAACATATCTTTAAATTCTTGCCTTAAATTTTCACCTTCAAAGGCAGGTTCAGCTTCGCCTACAAAATTGTGACATCTATGTCCGAATTGCTTAATAATTACTTTCATATTTTGACTCCCTTCTATCCGATTATACAAGTATAAATACCTCTTGCAAGTAATGCCAGTAAAATAATAATATAAGTTTTTGGAAAATCTCTCAACGTTTTGACTCCCTTCTATAAAGTTTAATACAGTTTAGACTTACATCCTGAGACACGCTACAGCTTTGAATGTCTCAAGGGTACGTCTAGCCACCTATAAAATATTTGCGTCCTCTGTGGTTCAATGTGCAGGAAAATAGATAGGCACATTTTTGTGCTTTACACTAAAACAAACTTTACACTTGTCACATTTTAAACCGTTTTTGCTTGTACTCTTACATACAAAATATTTTCCCTGTTTTGGCTTGTCATTCTCTAAAATGCCAGCTTCTACCCATCCGCTTGGTAAATTGTATCCTGTATCCTTATCTACACTTCCTCTTAATATGACATTTGGCATAAGACGCAAAATATTTAACATTGGTAGAAAATCTTTGTTAATCCATTGCTTGGTATAACCGTAGAACATAACATTTTTATTTTCCCTTGCAAGTCGAATCCATTCAGAAATGACGTAAACACTTTGATAGTCACCACTTACGTACATTCTGACAGTTTGTCTCTTTTTTGGAACCTCTGGTAACCTTGCGCCATAATCAAGTGAATTAGTTTGATAAGTATAACAATCTCTTACACTTGTATACATTTTGATTGATTTAATAGCATAACAATACTTACAATTTTGTGCGCAAGTCTCATATGGCAAAGTCGAAAAATGTGCGATTTTACCTAATTTTGACAGGTTCTTATCTTGCATTTTTAAAGGTTTTACTCTATTCAGATTACGAAAATTTTCTCGTCTTGTAATCTGTTCAAGCAAAGTTAATTCTGTTTTTTCTATCAAGCTTGTAACCATGTTAAAAACTCCTATAAAATAAATAAAATAATAAAATCTTATGTCTTATATATTAGCACACACCATGCCAAACTACTTAAGTATAGGCAGGTCCTCGACTTATGACAATATGCATATTTTAGGCAGTTTGATAGCATGTCATAATGGCACACTAAAAGCTCCGGAGAATGACGTAAGTCCTTAAACCTGGACGACTTATGACGTATTCCCATTTTGACAGGTAGTGTACCAAAACATGACAATTTTGTAAGATGCCGTCAAGATAGGATGTTGCCTTTATATTCAGGATGAGAATTACCTTTAATAATAGTTATATCTTATTTATACTGGTGGCGGTTGGCTGGATAACATATAAAGAAGAGTATTAAAATACTATCCTGAATAGAATAAAAAAAGATATATCAAGAAAATACTCTTTAATAATAGTTAACAATAGTCTATAAACTTAAAGAAGTATTAAACGGATATCGATATGTCAATAATATAGTGTTTTATGGCTGATATACCGTCTCAGAACGTATTTAAATTTTATATAGGTGGTTTGATATGGCACAAACGAAAAAAAGCTTACAAAGAGAAGTAATAGAAGAGGCTTTTAACCAATTAGGTGGAATTAACCGCTTGATAGAATGGTGTAATCAACCTGATGACAAGGGTAATATGACAAACTATAAAGAGTTTATAAAGTTGTATGTCAAGCTTGCGCCACCACTTAAGACAGAAACAGATAAGAATAAGGATACTCAAGAGGGTTTTATTATGTCACTTATAAAGGCTGATAACATATTGAAACTCAATAGCGGAAAGCCAAAACAGCTAATAGACGTAGAGGCTGAGACTCAATAGCTATTACCAACGTCCTATAACGTATCTTATGTTATGTTGATCTCTTGTCTCAATTAGAATCATGATAATAAACTACCTAATCAAATGGATTAAATTATGTTATGTTGTTGTAGCTCAAGGACTTATGACAATTCAAGCTCATTTACTTGGGATTGAGTCGCAAAATCAATTAGCACCCCCCTCCCCTAACCCCCACACAATCGCATACAGACCGCACTCTTTAATGTTTCTCAACCCACACCTTAAATCCCTACAATTTGATTCACCTGTAGGAGATAAGATATATTGGAAATCACGAATTTTATACGGATACAAATTTATTAAGAACCCAGGGGGGGTAGTATGCCATGCAAGTGTTTCCTAAAGAAGTTTTGAAGTTACTATATCACGAATCACAATATTTTTTTGGCAAGATAGGTGATGATGGAAAACCTATAGTATGTAAATCCGAGCAGGTAATCTTTGTATATCCGGAGGAAAGATAATGATACGCATACTTCTTAGTGAATTCGGTTTCTATATATACGGATTATTTTTTTGCACACATATTTGGCATCCAGTTCCTAATGACAGGGAGAATTGGGAAGTGTGTTCATCTTGCTGTCAGTTCAGGAGGTTGAAATGATTAGGTTATTAAAGAGATGGTTATATTCACGATTTTTTTCCTACGAGATTGAGCAGAAGAGGGAAGCGTTTTGGGCTGATATTACGATGGATGCCGCTGCGGAGATGTGCAGGAAGATAGACCAAGAATTAGTGTTCCGAATGATGAGGCAGATTAACCACGAAATGGAGAAGCAGATCATGGAGAACCTGTATCTACGGAACAATACAAAAATTTTCGTAAAGCCTGCGGCTCTTAAGACCGAGTTAACCAAATTAGAAAGTGGGGACTATTGTGTTAGTGCTAAGTTCAAATATGACATCGGAGATAATTGAGAATGGATTTAAGAACCTGACCAGTGACTGGACCGTAGAGATGCGGCAAGGTGATGAATTACTGGCTGTGGTTCCTGCTCAGAGTACGTTCAAGTTCAATAAGGACGGTAACCGCCTACAAATTTTGAAGTCCTATGAAGGGATGTGTATAAGGACTGGAACGACAGATAACTTTATACTCAGAAATGAGAAGCTCAAAGATATGTGGCTCAAAGGCGCAGTCGGCACTCGGCACAATAATCCGGACGCTGAGATGCATTTCGATGATGTCAATCTCATGAAGGGGAATTCTATCTGGTTGAACACATTCACGTTTTGGTTTTAAAAAAGATTTACAAACTCCTTTAATAATAGGTATGTACTAGGTAGACTACGGACATGGGAGAACTACTACTAACAGGCGCAATTTTTATTGCAATAATATCAGTAACTATGTTCGGTATGTACATTATTGCGAGAATGGTAATAAGGGAGATGAATATTTGAAAATATACATTGCAGGACCAATGAGAGGGAAGGAACAATACAACTTTCCTGCGTTTCATGAGGCAGCGAAGGTGCTTAGAGCAGAAGGATGGGAAGTACTCAGCCCTGCAGAGATTGACAATGACGAGGGGTTTGACGAGAATACTCCGGAAGATACATTGACCAAGCAGCACCTTATAGATTTTCTTATGAGGGATATCAAAATAGTTACCGAGGTAGATGCTATATGTATGTTGCCTGGGCATAGGACAAGTTATGGTGCCTGTGTAGAGTTGGCGATGGCTCACTATCTTAAGTTGCCTGTCTACACCATAGATATTTATGGCAAAATAGAAAGGTAGGAGGAAACAGTATGACAATATTTGAAACGATTTTCGTATTGATTGCGCTTGTGGGATGCGTAGTCTATATTTATTACAATAGAGAAAGACGTGACTTTTTGGAATTTTAAGGGGGTGATAGAGTAATGGGGAACAAGACAGTGGTAAAACATAAGATCGTTGACGGAAGGACTGCATGTGGCAGGAGCGTTGGGTTTAATAGCACAATCCGAGGCAACAAGACATGGAGAGGCGTAACATGCCAGAAGTGCCTTAAGCAGAAAGCAAAGAAGACTACCAAGACTAAGGTAACAGCTTCTGCGTGTGGTGCGTATTGATGGGGGGTGGGCAGGATAAAGACAAGAATCCGTTGAAAGGGCAGTACTTCGAAGAAAAGAGGGTGCCTGGAGTATGCTCGGAACGTGGACAGGACAATAATGAAGAGGTGAATCATCCTTCTCATTATAATCAGGGCAAGATTGAAACGATTGATTTTATTGAGGACCGACAACACCTTGGCTTCGCAAGATTGAACGCAATTAAATACATTGACCGCAGTGGGGTCAAGGTGGGGGAAAGCAAAGAACAAAGTCTCAAGAAAGCCATATGGTACCTAGAGAGGGAAATGGGTATGCATAAGAAGGGTGATCTATGAGTGCAGAGAAATGGTCGTTAGTAGTTTGTTACATCATACTGGCATTCAGTGTAGGTTGTATTTGTTTCGGTATTTGGATAATTTAGGGGAGAAAACCGTGGAAGACAAGATCAAAGCAGCAATAGAAGAGATGGCAGTCAAGGCGAAGGATTCTGTTTGTGACACTGCAGTTCAGTACTCACATGCAATATTGAACCTTTGCAATGCATTAAATACGTTGAAGTTTGTCAACAGGGAATAGGGTGTCCATGTCCAAGGGGGCGAAAGACCTTTGCAAGGTCCTTGTGGTGAGTTCGATTCTCACGGCATCCATTTTAAATATTTTTTCATAGGGGGAACTATGGGACGGAAATTCGGAATCAAAGAAGCGAATGCAGCATCTATATTCGCAAAGAGCAAAGAGCAGAAGGAAACAGTAGTCGCAATGTTGGGCATGTTGGGTATACCGATTCTCATTAAAGAGCAGATCGGCAAGGCAATAGGTAAGCTCACAAAGAGAATTTTAAAGAATGCCGACAAGGTGAGTACTCTCCACGACAAGGCAGACGTGTTAGAGTCACACATGGATGATGATGAAGCCGAGGCTGAGGCTTACAAGTTAACTGCTCAGGATTGGGATTTTTACAATTACAGATAAGTTTTAGGAGGGGAATGGCAAGGTGTCGAAGGGGATTCCAAATCCCGTTGCGGTAGGTTCGATTCCTACACCCTCTGCCATTAGGAGAAGATATGAAGCCTGTACCAGAAGAATACGCATCAACAGTAAACGATGCATCTATAAAACTAGCAGACTTGGCTAAGTTGGTCATGTTTGTTGCTGAGATGCTAGACGGTGACTCATTCGAACTGGATACCAAGGATGGCTTTAATATCAAAATAACAAAGAGCAATGACCCTCAGTTAGTAACATAGGGCTAAATAACAACAGTCGTTAATAAAGAAAACGGCTATATTCTTTAATAAGGAGTAACGATGACGGATGATCTGGTAAAAATTGACAATGAGGAACTTGTCCAGATATATGACCAGATGTTGACGAGGCTCAACGTGTTCTACAAAAAGGGTTTCTACAGGTGGCTAGAGAAAGAGAATCCCCATATGGCAAAGAGGCTTGTGATACTGGACGAGAAGATCAATCAGGTGTGGGAGCAATGTGTCAAAGGCGAAGAAGACCTTATAATGTTCAAGGCAGGGGTTAAGTTCTATGAGGACACTGTCAGAAAAGCAATGGTGGATTATGCGTAATAGGGAAGAGGCAGTCCTGTTTTCAGTAATACAGCTAGATAATTCATCGGCTATCCATGAGAAGGATGGCACTAAAGTAGGTGGTTGTCATCACTATGGCAAGATGGAAATCCAAGAGCTACTCGACTTTATATATGGAGTTAATTCAAAAGGAGAGAAAGTTGAAACAGAAATCAAAGTCAAGGTTGAACAAAGAGAGAAAGCGTAGACAGGAAAAGAGACTTGCAAAGCAGGGGCAGCAGATCGCACCCTTAGTAAAGACACTTAACAAAATGCTTACAAGGAGAGTGCAGGAATGATACGGAATATGAAAGTTAACATCAATGCTACACAGACTCCTGCGAAGGAAGATGATTGCAGTGGTGCATGCAAGGTAGAGATATCTCCAGAGATGGCAGCTATCATGGAGAAGGAAGCAAAGGCGTTGTTCGCCAAGCAAGTACAGAGAGATGATTGGCCAGATCAGTCTACCAAAGACCCGAAGGTTACACTGGCGATGATTGTTCGTAATGAGTCGGCAAGCATAAGGGACTGTTTGGAAAGCATGAAAGATCATGTGGACGAAATTCTTGTCATCGATACAGGCTCAACAGATAATACGATTGCAATATGTAAAGAGTTTGGTGCGAGAGTATATACTTATCCATGGCAGGATAGTTTCTCGGTGGCACGAAACCAAGCGATTAAGCACGTCCGTACTCCTTGGCTTATCCAGTTGGATGCCGATGAAATAATGAGTCAGGAAGATGCCGCTAAGGTGAGAGACACCGTTCGTTCTGCACATGAAACAACAGCGAACCTTGTACATATGGTGTTGGTAAATAAAGCAAAGGGTGAAGATGAAGAGATGTCTGTCATTAACACAGGCAAGATTATGAGAGTACTTCCTGGTTTACATTTCAAAAACCGTGCGCACAACAAGTTGGTATGTAAAGGTGATGTTATTCAGACAAATCTTACAATCGTACACCATGGGTATTCATTACCAGACAAAGCGACAATGAAATTGAAGAGAGATCGCACAACAAGATTGCTCAAGATGCAGTGGGCAGAACAGCCAGATGACCCTGAAACAGCACATTATCTCACTATCCAGTATTTAAGGATGGATGATTGGGAGATGGCTATCGAGATCGGTAAGCAAGCAATTGAATTATGGGCAAAGTTTGAGCCTCTTTCTCAGTTGCAGTTACTCTCTATGCATACCGTGGCTATGGCGAATTATCAGTTAGGCTCAAGATGTAAGACTAAAGTTGAACAGGACAAATACTTCGCTGAGTCAATTAAATATTCCAAGATGGCTTTGGGACATTATCCGGATTACATCGATAGTAATTGTTTGTTGGCTTCAATATATTTTGCACAGAAAGATCACAAAGAATGTGAGAAGTATGCAGTTAAATTTTTACAAGCTGCCGACATGTTGAAGAAGGACAAGGCGAAAGCGTTGGTTATTCCCTTGATGTCTCTAAAGCATGAGTGGATGGTCTGCTTGCAGTTGGCTATCAATTTCTTCGAACAGGCTGATTCCGAGAGAGCAATACATTTCATAGGGAGAGGCGAAGGATGTCTACCTGACGATCAGAAGTATCAGGTATCATGGGGTGTGTTCAAATACATGATAACCCTTGGGGACCCAGTGAGTTTGAAGAACGCAGAGGCTATATATTCAGTGGGATATAGGCCAGAGTAGGAGTGCAACATGGAAGTGTTTCAGCCATTAAAGATTGTCAAGCCACAGGCTTTTAGAGTTGCGGCAGTTGAGTTTGCCTTACGCATGCAAGATCATCGGCACGATGTTTCACGTGACGTGGAAAGATTGATCGCAGATGCGAGGCGTATTCAGGAATATTTAGAACTTGGAACTTAGGGAGAAATGCTTTGGGGAAGAAGATAGGGATTGTAGGTCATGGGTATGTAGGGAAGATAATGGAGAAGCTGTTTAAAGATCATTTTCCTGTAGAGATTCACGACCCTAAATACAATATAACGGATAGCAAAGCCAAGGTTAACGAATGCGACCTTGCGATTATATGCGTACCAACACCAATGAAAGAGTCGGGTGACGTTGATCTGAGTCATGTTCTGGAAGTATTCACTTGGCTTAAGACCCCTTTGATTCTTATCAAGAGTACTGTATTACCTGGAACCACAGAAATACTGTCTAATATGTGTAGGACGAAATATGCGTTCAGCCCTGAGTATGTAGGAGAGGGCAAGTATGTAACACAGTGGTGGAAGGATAAAGGGTATCCGCATCCTACTGATGTTAAATTCCATGACTTTCAGATATTCGGTGGAGACAGAGATGTAACTTCCAGAATAATAGAGTTCTTCAAAGTAGTCCTTGGACCCGAGCATAAATACATACAGACGGATAGCAAAACAGCAGAGCTTGTCAAGTACATGCAGAATAGTTGGGGTTCGATGAAGGTCACTTTCTGTAATGAGTTTGCAAAGATCGCAGAAACTCTTGGTGTTGATTACAACGAACTGAGAGAATTGTGGTTGCTTGATGGTCGCACAGAACGCATGCATACTTTGGTATACAAAGATAACGGTGGGTTTGGAGGTAAGTGCCTCCCGAAAGACGTTAACGGTATTGTAACTCATTGTATTCACAAGGGTTATACTCCGGAGCTTTTACAACAAGTTTTGAAAAGCAATGAGGTGTTCAGTGACAAGTAAAAAAATAATGATGGTTGGAGTATTTGACGTTGAAGGAAGTACAAATATTGAGATGGCTGAGGGATTTCGTTCCCTCGGTCACTCAGTTGAAACATATAATTACCGTACAAAGCTCAAGGAATTAGGAAGTGATGGTATGCATGCTGATTATTGCAGCCTTGTCAATGGCAGGAAATTTGACCTGCAGATATTCTGTAAGGTAAATCAGATGCGTCCACAATTACTTCACGATGTAAAAGATTCGGGTCCTACATGGTATTGGTTCATGGATAATTTCGCTACTTGCCGACTACTCCATGCATCGACTTACGCAGCGAATGCGAGTTTTGCCAGTGCGACAGCCAGTGATGTCACTGAAAGATTCGAAATGATTAACAAGAATGCTCACCACATATTCGAGGGATACAATCCTAAGTTGTACTACAAAGAGGACTTACGTAAGGTACATGATTATATCTTCATAGGCAATGCCACTGTTCCAAGAATTATTGCTCTGACAGACCTTCGTAAAGAGGGTTTGGATATCAGTATATTCGGCTATGGCTGGCCTTTGGGAATGAAAGCAAATCCACCTGTTCACGGTGAAGACGAACGAATAGAAATAAATAGTTCTAAAGTTGTCTTGAATCTTTGTCACGACTCTGTTATATTTAGTGACAGGGTTACGAAAGCGTTAGCATGTGGCGCAAATATTATCTCTCAGACGTGTCAAGACATGAGGGAATTAGTTAAAGGATTTACTGATAACCCTGTACAGCAGAAGGAGATAGAGGATACACAGGCTTGTTGGATGTCAGTTATAAACGACAAAAGATTCCTTCCTCGTCCTGTCTTCAAGGGAAGAACATACGTTGTTTATACCGACACGAACACAGAGACATACATGGTTAATAATCATACATGGAAAGCAGTCGCAAGGAAACTTATCGAGAAGGGGGTAAGCGGTGAGAGTACAGTTCGGTAGTCCCAATATTGAAGCAGACGCACTAACCGTAGGAATCAATCATATCCTTAAGTCTGGATGGGTTTCTATAGGAGAGTACGTAGAAGCTCTTGAGAACTCATTTAAGGTGCGTTTTGGAGTTAAGCATGCCATAGGTACCAATTGTGCAACGACAGGGCTTATCATCGCTCTCAAGGCGGCAGGATGGCAAGATAGGTGTGCAATTAATCTCCCTGCGTTCACATGGCCAAGTACTCTCTATGCCGTGAATTGTGTCGGTGGAGAACCTATTTTTCACGATATTGACCCTGATACGTGGTTAATGCAGGAGCCACACCATAATCATGGTAAGCTTTTGATGGTCGATACGTTCGGAAATCAGGCACCAGTATTTGATGGGTTTGACTATAGGAACCGTATTTATGACGCAGCGCATGGATATGGAATTGACAATCTCGGCAAGAGGGGTATCGCTGAGGTAGTGTCCTTGTCATTCACAAAGGTTGTCACGGGAATGGAAGGTGGAATGATTCTCACGGATAACGATGAATTGGCAGAGACAGCGACAGAATTACGTAGATTATCCGGTAGGATGGGAGAAATCAACGCATTGATTGCCATGAAGTCCATTGAGAATTACAGACCAAGTGTCACGCAGTTCGCAATCAATTATTACAAGAAAAACATAACGGTTCCACATAGGTGTCAAGAAGTACTCAGTGACACCAGTAATAGCGTATTTAGTCTCAGGTTCGAGTCCGCATCTGTCAGGGATGGTATCAGGATTGCACTTGAGAAGGAAGGTGTCGAAACCAAGGTATATCATGAACCTTTACGAAGAGGCTTGGTCCACTCTGAAATGCTGTACAACACTATTCTGTCTATACCTACTCATACTGACGCTGTTGCTTACCAAGGTGATATCGTAGACATAATCAATGAAGCAGGTTGCGGAGCAAGAACGCCAGGAATGGGGTTTCTAGCACAATGACATCAGCAATAATTGTTGGAGGACTATGCTTGGTCCTAGTAATATTAATCATTTTGGGAATTAAAGAGGCTATATTCGGATGAAGAAGGACAAGAAAAAATGGAAGATCAGAATTATAAAAAGCGACTTGCCGGAACTAAAAGAGAGGATACAGTTTCTAACTGGACACAGTTGGGATATATCCATTGGCGTTGATGGCGTTGAGGGCGTAGACGATCATGATGGTAGGATGGTGGTAAATAAAATTCCGAAAGACTGGTGTGCCGAAGCTGTCAAAGATTGGTTAAGAAAAAGGATAGCAAGCAGGAGGGAAGTAACAAGGGCGATGGAACAAGAAATCGTTCACTTACAATTTGTTAGAGATTTGGTTAGTCGGCAAATAGAAGATTTCAAAGACAAGGGGGAAAAGTGAAGATAACCTTTATACAGCCGTATTACGAAAACGTTTGGGAGTCTCTAGGTCTAGGCTATATAATAGCTTACGTCAAAAAGTATTACGGAATACTGGACGATGATCTGGATATCCGTTTCTTTCATGGGAATTTCGATCAGCAAGCAGACATGGTACTACAAGGCTCAACATCTGATATCGTTGCTATTTCATGCACAAGCCCGACATACGCATCGGGACTGCAGATCGCAATACAGATCAAGGAACTTAATCCCAAGGTTCATATAGTGTTCGGTGGATGGCACCCGACAGCGTTACCCGATGAAGTTATTAAAGAGAATAGCATAGATCAGGTAATTGTTGGTGAAGGGGAACTGGCAATGGTCAAAGTGATGTTGGGTAACAGAAGACCAATACTCAGTGGGAGAAAATTAGAAGCAGACGAATTCGTGTGGCCAGATCGTGTAGCTATTAAAAACGAGAGAACGGTTGATCTTTGTGAGAAGATGAATGGTGAACGAATTGCTTCTTTCCAGTTGAACAGAGGGTGTAAGGTTCACTGTAAGTTTTGCTCAGAGGTAACCATGACTGGCAAGCACCACGGTAAGAAGAATCCGATTCGTACCAGAGATTACGATGACCTTCTTGACGAGATTGATGAAGTTTCATTCGAATATGGTCTTACTTATTTCAAGTTTGTAGACGCAACATTCGACAGGGACGCAAAGACGGTAATAGATTTCTGTAAGAAGAAAGTCGGTAGGGGTATGATACTGCCATGGGAAGCAAATATTCATCCTAATTTTGTACAGGACGAAGAGGTGTTCAGGTGGCTTGCCAAGGCAAACTGCGTACAGATTAATGTAGGTGTAGAGTCAGGGAGTCCATATATCCTTAAAGATGTAGGCAAGGGTACACAGGTGTCTGGTATTAAGAAGGTATTCAAGTGGGCAAAGAAACATGGTATCAAGAGACGTGGGTTCTTTATATTGGGCATGCCAGGTGAAACCAATGACGATATTGTAATGACAATGGACCTGATTGACGAGATAGAACCTGACGTTGTTGGCTTTACAATCTTAGCTCCATATCCAGGCGGTGATTATTATAGCCCGACATTTCATGGAGACGTAGACTGGAGCAAGGTAGATGAATATTCCAATGATATATGGAAGACTACCAACTTCACCAATGAAGACTTGAAGGAGTTACAGACAATGCTCAAGATGCGGTATGATGCAAGATTATGCGAAAGACAATTTAAGTAAACAAGGGGAGATAGTATAATGGCTATTACATCGGGATTTGACCCCGATAATTCAGGTTCGATTCCTGATCTCCCTTCCATTGAAAGGGGAACGTTTTGACAAAGAATAAGTTTGCAATGGTAACGAGAGCAGATGATAACATCACGGAACTGACAAGGGTTACCCATCCTATCTTGATGGATTACGCTAAACAGTGGGGGTGTGACTTCATAGTAATGGACACCAAGGAAGACTGGATGACAGATTACGAATTAGCTCATTATCGCATTTTGCGTGTAGGGGAATTGCTTGAGTCATACGAGAGGATATTAATAATAGATTCAGATATTATAATCACTCCTAGTTGTCCTAATCCATTTGACGAGGTTCCAGAAGATTACATCGGTACCATCTATGAAGACAAGGGTAGCAGGGAGCCAATGAGGCAGGGAGTTATAATGTCTATACAGGAGAGGTGGGGAGATGTCGGATGGGAAGAGGGGTACATCAATACGGGATTCTTCGTTGTATCACGTCAACATAAAAACATATTCCAAAAAATCAACGATCAGTTGTGGACGGGATTCGGATATGACGATGCGCTTATCGGATATAACATCCACAAGTTCGGGCATAATGTTCATGAACTGTCGTATCACTGGAATCATATGAGTATGCATTCGGAGAATTGGAATGGTGCAGCGAGTAGGTTCTTGTCGCATGTTATACACTATGCAGGAATGGCAAGGTTTCCGGACGATCAATCAGGCAGGGTTGTTACTGATAATAACATGGCAAGTAGATTGTTGCTCATAAAGAATGATATAGACAGGATGACAGAGGGTTTGATGTCAATTTCACAGGTAACCACCAATGAGTTTCAAGGGCAAGGGAGTAAATTGCTCAGGGCAAAAATAGGTATAGAGAAGAGAGATATTGT